TGGCCGGCGAGGTCTGGGAGGCCGTGTGGTGGTGGACCACCCCGGCCAGGGCGTTGAAGCCGCCCGAGCTACGGCTCCGGGTCTTCCAGCCCTCGAACTCGACCACGGTGAGGCCTCCGGCCCGGAGAACGTCCACCACGTTCGGGTAGCCCGGGGTCCGGCCGTCGAGCCAGATGGAGCCCACTAGAGGATGCCCTCCCGCCGGAGCCGGGCGAGGAGGAAGGCGAAGGCGAACACGTACATGGCCCGTTCGGCCGGGCTGAGCTTGTCGAACTCCTTCCGCTTCGTGTCCCCGGTGACCTGGCGGAGGAGGTGAACGAAGATCCGGGAGACGGCCTCTGGGTCCGGGGCGTCCGGGTCGAAGGAGTCGTCGTCCGTGAAGTCTCCGAAGGTGGTCATGGCTGATGGTCCTCCTCGTCTCGGGACCGGACCCGGGCGCGGCCCGGGAGCGCGAACGTGACGGCCCCTCCGATGACGAGCAGCGCGCCGATGATCACGAAGAGCGAGGCCCGGGCTCCGGAGAGGTCCGGGTGCTCGTGGACTACGGCGATGACGAGCACGTCGAGGAGGAGCACGACCCCGAGGATCCCGAGGAGCAGCGCCACGAGACGGCGGAGCGTCGGGTCCGGGTCGCTCACTCGGTGGGCTCCGGGAGCGCGGCCTGGACGTTGGCGAGGATCATCCCGTCGGTGATGACCGTCTCGTCTCCTCCCGGGTCCGGGTTGTCCGAGGCCAGCGCCGAGGCGTAGGCGGCCTCGACGTCGCTGGCCGAGCAGACCGGCCAGATGACGGCCTGAAGGGCCAGGTTCGGATCGACGGCTCCCTCCTGGGCACAGGCCGCCGTCACCCGGCCCCGGAGGGCCTGGTCGTTGGCGCTGCGGAAGATGGTGCTGTAACTCATGGCTGCTGCTCCTCCTACGGGGTCGGGATCACTTGCCAAGCCAGGAAGGCCTGGTGGTAGACGCCAGCGCCGCCCCCGGTCCACGTGACCCGGGAGGCGAGGTGGAAGCCTCCACCGGTGCCCAGCGGCACGGTGATGCCGAGGGCGTAGCCGCTCGACCACTGGGCGCCGGGGACGACGATGCCGCGGGCTCCTCCGGCGAAGAGGGCTCCTCCGGCCCCGCCGCTCACGGCGGCGTTCGAGTAGGCCATGTAGTCGATGGTCGCCTGCTGCGTGGCGAAGCCGGCCCACTGCACGAGTTGGCAGACCACGATGACCGGGAACGGCCAGGACCGGCCCCCGAGGGCAGCGGTCAGGTCCACGTCGTTGGGCGGGGAGACGGCCGAGGGAGCCCCCGACTTGTAGTAGCCCGCGGCCACGGGGGCCTGCTGCGGCTGCCAAGCGTTGACGGCGAAGACCTCGTTGACGATGCCCGGAGGGGCATCGCCTCGAACGGAGAGTTGCCCGGGCTGCGGCGTCCCGACCCACCCGGCCGTCCGTCCGGCCGCGGAGGCGAACACGGTCGGGCTGTTGTTCCGGAGCAGCGGCCGGGCGTCGGTGAGGACGCTCGCCGTGATCTTGGCGATGAGAAGCTCGAACGTCCCGGTCGGGCTCTGAGCCGGGGCCGTGATCCCGTCCCGGTAGAGAAGCTCCGCCGTGTTGGCCGCGGGGTCGAACCGGACTACGGCGATCCCGTTGGCCGTGACCGTGAGGACCTGATCCGAGGTGAGCTCACAGAAGTGGCCGTCCACCCAGGCGACCCCGGACCGGACCGTGAGGGAGGTCCCGTTGAGGCTCGGGGCCATGCCCCCGGCGTTGTCGGCCACGACCCCGGTGGGGACCCAGTACCGGGCCATCGCCCGCCAGCGGGCCTCGTTGGCGACGGACCCGGCCGCGCCATCGGTGGGCCAGACGTTCATCGCAACCACGGCGACCTCCTCATGCTCGTTCCAACTGTCGGATGCGCCGGCCCTGATCGAGCGCGCTCCGGAAGAGGGCGAGGTCGCCGGAGGAGCCGATGCGGGCCGTCATCTGGACGGCCTTGCCGCCGTCGAGCCGGACCGTGACCTCCCGGATCACGTCGGTCCGGACCTCCCCTCCGACCTGCACGGTGGCGAGGTCTCCGACGCGCCAGTTCGTGAGGAAGGCCTGCGACGGAGAGTCGAGGACCTCGAACTCCACGCTCGGGGCCTTCACGGCCTGGGTGAGGGTCTCCCTCCCGGCCTGGGTGAGCTGCGCCGTGTCGTTCGTGTCGCGGCGGTCCTGGAAGGTCTCGAACCTCCCCCAGGTGGCGAGGGAGGGTGCATCGGAGACCTCCACGATGAGCCGGGAGGTGTCCGTCCCTTGGCCGGCGACGTAGACGAAGTTGGAGGTCGGCGCGTCCGCGACGGCGGCGAGGGAGGCCATGGTCCCGAGTTCGAGGGAGAAGACCGCCCCCGTGTTGGCCGGAGCCGCGACGGACACGGAGAGGTCCACGATGCGGACCCCGAGCCCGTAGGCCTCGGCGTTGGAGAGGACGAACTCCGCGAGGCTCTGGTACCGGGCCGAGAGCGTGACCCCGCTCGGGCCAGCGGCGGCCGGGACCGGGACCACGAGCCCGGGGACCCTCCGGGCCGCGACGGCGGACGGGCCAGCGTTCACGTCGATGTACTGCGCGAGGACCTGGGCCGCGTTCCCGGTTCGCACGTCGTAGCCCTGCGTGTTGTACGGGGGAGCAGCGAGGGCCGGGGTCGGGTGCGCGACCCTCCCCCCGAGCCAGGCGAGGTCATCGACCCCGTTGAGCCGGAGGTCATCCCCGACCACGGAGACGACCCGCTCGGTGTGGGTGAGCGGCCCGGAGCGAACGGTCTGGTTCTTGTACTTGACGATCAGCCGGGGATTCTCGAGGTCGAGGAACGCTGCTCCGGCCTCGGAGTCGGTAGGGAGCTCCAAGGCCCAGGTGCTCACGGCGTTGTGCCGGATCACGAGGGCGAGGGAGTGGTAGAGGTCCACCTGGGCCTGCCGGCCGTTGAGCCGGTCCCCGACATAGAGGGTCCAGTCCTCGCTCATGCGGCCAGCCACCGGTTGCGCCAGGCGAAGGTCACCTTGCTCTGGGTGGTCGTGGAGGCCCAGCCGATATCGACGGGGTTCGTCCCGGAGGCCAGGGGCCAGAGGTGGGAGTCCACGCTCAGGCGGCTGAAGGCGTTGTTCCCGTTGAGGGTGGCCGTCTTGTGCCCCGGCCGGTGATCGAGGACCACGGTGTCTCCGGCCGCGACGGTCCCGGTGAACTTGACGATGGCCCCCGAGAGCCGGTTGGTGATCGTGAGGTCCTGCCCCGGCCCGATCGCGGTGATGACGGGCCAGGTCTCGACGTCCCCGATGTTGGCGATCGAGACCGTGGCGAAGATGTCGCTGGCCCCGAGGATCAGGGGAGGGAAGGGGAACCACTTGTAGCCCGTCTGCCCGAGGACCGCGACGACGCTGCTCTCGGAGGAGTCCGTCCAGTAGGGCTCCGCGGCGTGGAAGAGCAACGTGGTCAGGCCGAGGTTCGGGTACTCCTCGGCCAGCGAGTCGAGCCCCCCGTCGTAGACGCAGGGAAGGGTCCGACCGGCCCACGGTCCCTGGACGACCGTGAGGGTCCCCTCCCCCCGGTTCGGGTCGAGCGCCCGGGCCCACTGGCGGAGAACGTCCCGGCCGTCCGTGGGGCCGGGGGTCACGACCGGGAGGGCGACGAGGCGCTCGGCGTGGCGAGCCCCGTTGAACCGGGAGCCCATGGTGTTCGGGGTCGCCACCGTGAAGACCTGGACGGGGGGCATCATCCGCTGGGTGGCGTCGATCCGGGTCACGAACCGGATCGAGAGGCCGTCCGCGCTCCTCCACTCGTGGGTCTCGCAGAAGAGGTCCGGGACCCAGGCGGCGCTCATCGGACCCCGGCGAGGAGCTCAAGGCGGCGGAAGGCCATCGCCACGTCGGTCGGGTCGGCCTGCAGCGTGTAGAGGTTCAGGGTGTAGTCGGCCCGGGGAGCCTCCTCGGCCACGATGCGCCGGAGGAGGTCCTCCGGGGCCACGATCTCGGTCCCGGCCTCCCCGCCCACGAAGAGGGTCGGGCTCGTGAGGACCGCCCCGGAGGCCAGCAGGGGGACGTTCGGGAAGTCGATGGTGTTGCCCCCGAAGCCGTTCCCCCCGATGCCTGGTACCCAGCTTGGGATCTCGACCCGGGGGATCGAGAGGCTGATCCCGTTCCAGGCCCGGAGGACCGCGTTGATCGGAGCCTTGATCGCGCTCACGACCCGGGAGACGGCCGACTCGACGGCCCCGACGACGGAGGAGATGACCGAGGCCAGCGCCCGGAACTTGTCGGCGACCCAGTTGTAGAGGGCCGTCGCCGCGTCCTTGATCGTGTCCCAGTTCCGGATGAGGGCCAGCGTGGCGAGCCCGATCGGGCCGGTGATGATGGCGAGGAGGAGGGGCCAGTTGGTCTTGACCCAGTTGAAGGCGGCCATGGCCGCGTTGCGGATGGTGTCCCAGTTCTTCACGATCACGGCGACGGCCGCGCCGATGGGTCCGAGGAGGATCGTGAGGAGCAGCGGCCAGTTGGACGAGATCCAGTCCCAGACGGCCCGGATCGCCCCGAGGACCACGTTCCAGACCGCGATGGAGACGGCCTTGATGGTGTCCCAGTTGTGGATGATGAGGAAGGCGACGGCCGCGATCGCCGCGCCGATGGCGATGAACGGGGCCGCTGCCGCGAGCGTGGCGATGGCTGCTGCTCCGGCTGCGGCGGCCCAGGTGATGAAGGCAGGGATCACGACCGAGCCGACGACGACGGCGAGCCCGATGAGGGCCGCGACGATCACGTCCTTGTGGCCCTGGATGAAGTCCACGACCGCGGAGATGGCCGGGATGAGGGTGCCCGTGAAGAAGGTCGCCAGGGTCCCGAGGGTCGGGAGGAGCGCGGCCCCGATCTGCTCCTGAAGCTCCCCCATCTGGACCTGGGCGTTGCGCATCTGCCCGGCCGTCGTCTTCGCCGCCAGCGCGGCCTGGCCCCCGAAGGTCTTCGAGAGGTCGGCCATGATCTGGTCGAGCGACTTCGTCTTCCCGGTGACATCCTTGGTTTCGATCCCGAGCCGGGAGAGACCCCCGACGTTCCCGTTCGCCGCCTTCATGAGGGCCTCGGAGACGGCTGCGAGGTCCTTGCCGGTGCCGGCCGAGATATCGGTCGCCAGCGAGAGGGCCTCCTGGGCCTTCTGGGTGTCCCCGAAGCCCCGGGCGAGGTTGGCCAGGGCCGGGCGGAGTTCGTCGTCCGCGATCGCCGTCTGCTTCGAGAGGGTCGAGATGTACCTCTCGGCCCCGTCGATCTGCTCCTGGGAGGCCCCGGTCGTGTTCCGGAGGGCAGCGGCGAGTTGGGCCTGGGCCTCCGCGTCCGCGGCAGCGGCCTCCACGGAGGCCTTCCCGAACTGGACGACCTGATCGACGGCGAAGGCTCCTCCGAGCGCGATCGCTGCGCCCTTCGCGATGTCCCCGACCTTGGTGACGGCCCCTCCG